CTCCATCTCTAGCAGCACGAACTCGATAATCACCAAAACCGGTGATAGATTTAAATAAACCACGAGCAGTACTACCCAGAAAATGTCCAATAGAAGTACCAAAACTACTATCTTTAGGTGCTCTATTCGGCACTCTAACTTTCACAATCTTAGGTACTTCTTTAATAACAGTACGAACAGCCTGTTTTGCTGCTTTTTTTAGCAACTTTTTTAACGACTTTCTTGACTTGTTTTTGTTTTTTAGATTTCGGCATTTTATGAAATGAAATTGAGGTAATTTAATAAACATCGACTGTTTTGATAAAATATGATAAAAATGAAAAATTTCTGTAAAACAGAAATTATTTGTATGTTGTTTAGCTAATTAAGAAGGCATAAACCATCTGCGCTACCATCTAGATATTGCATAATTTCAAAAGTTTTACCAGTGCAATTTCCTTCTAGACCATACAACAAGAAACGCACATCATTTTCATTAAGCCACATAGAACGGAGGTTTTTATAATCTAACTTTCCGTCCATATTATGCTCTAATCGCATATCATTATCATGGTTATCCCAAACATATTTAATATAGGATTCTAACTCTATTCGGTGTTTAACATTAGGATAACACATAACACGAAGAGCATACAGTTTAGCGAGAGTTAATCGCCAAGAATTAGACTTACGATACATAAATACACCTGCTATGAACTTGTCATAATTAGGCACAAAAATCCATGTTGCATAATCTAAATCATATTGGAAACTAAAATTCAAGAAGCGTGCTTGAGTAATTTTAGTTCCTGGAGGTGATTCAAAACTGAAAACAAAACCTAAATCGAAAGCGTTTTCAATTAAACCATCCCATATGGGGTTTTCGGCCATAATGGTATCATCACCAAGTACTTTAACTTTAAAGAAAAAATACATATCAATAACTTGTTGATCAGTAGTACTCTTCTTTGATAAATGATAGAGTAAAACCAAAATACAAGCTAATGTATTATCTGTTAAAGTATTAAGGTCTCCCGAAGGATTCTTACCAATACGACCAC